TTGAATAAAAATTATATATATATTTATTATTCAATAAATAAATGTATAATAACAATGCGATTAATAAACAACATTATTTAATGTTATGTGAACTACATTATCCGGGAAGACATGGTAAAACAGAAGATAGTGACCCAAATATTGAAACCCATTATTTAGTATATGATAGGTTTGATGCTAAAACTGGAATATCATATAGTCATTTAGATGAATATGAAGAATATGATACTGATACTGATTATGATACTGATTCGGAAGATGAATATAATATTAATACATTAATAAAATTAAATGATGAAATTAAATGGTTACAACAACAATATTCAAATTCATTTAATACTCTTTATCTTGAAAATCATCCAACAATAAGAAATTATCATAATATTATTAAACATCCAAATTATATTAAACTGGAAATAGGGGAATATATTATTCTTCCAACACAAGAGGCAATAGCAATTTTAAAAACATTTTGGTTACGTATAATTCAAAAAAAATGGAAAAAAGTGTATCAAGAACAAAAAAATATAATTAAAAAAAGATGTAATTTATTAAATTTATCAAAAAAAGAAGTTAGTATAAATTTAACAAATTTATATAAAAATTTGCCTGGACTAAAAGGAATGTTAAGTGATCTTAAAAATAATTCAAAATATACTTTTTAAAATATATTTTTTTTAGATTTAGTTTTAGATTTAGATTTAGTTTTAGTTTTAGATTTAGAGTTAGACCCTGACAACCTATTCATAGAAGAACTATTTGAATTGGATTTTCTGCTATACAAATAACCACCGCGCATTTTTTTTGTTTTGCGTCTTCTTCTTTTACCTCCAACAGTATTTGTGCTAAGAAGTTGTTGTAATTCTTGTTCTATTGCTGTTAAATCTTCTTCATAAGGAGCCATAGTTGGTATATCGGAAACTATTTGAGAAATTATTTGAATATGTTCTAATAACTTTTGATTAATTTTTGTTAATGCTGTCATTAATTTTGTAATTGACTCTTGAGCTATTGATAAATCTCTACTTAACTTATTTCTTTCTAATTCCATATTTCTTAACTCTTCTTTCCTGGCTTGTAACTGGTTATACAACTCTGTTGGATTTGAAGGGTTATTTACATCATTTTGTTGACGGGCATCAGCAAGTTTTTGTTGTTCCTCAGCCATAGCATTTGCTAACTCTTCATCATCGTCATTTGACTGATCTGCGTTTGATTGTGCCTCTTGTAATGCTTGATTTAATCGTTCTATTTCTTCATTTAATTCTGCTATTTTGGAATTTAAAGAATCAAGTTCTATTTGTTTTTGACTTATTTGTTCATTTTGTTTAGATTGCTGTTCATTTAATTGTTCAAATTGTGCTTTATAATTGTTTATATCTTCTTGACATTTATTAAGTTCTGCTTGTTTTTGCTGTAATTTTTCTGCATTTTCAGCAAACTTAGGTTTTAACTGTTTAATTAATTCCACGATATTTCGAATTTTTTTTAATAACGCTTCAGTAAAAACAGCATTATTGTTTTGTAATGATAAAAGTTTTTTTTTAATATTTGTATCAATTGTTGCTTGGTTTGCGTCTATTTCGTTCAATAGATTATTAACTTGTTCGGTCGACATTTATATATTATATAAATATTTTATTTTGTTAAATCATCTAATTCAGACTTAACTTTGTCAATTTCTTGAATAATATTTTTGTAGTCGTGGTTGGCTGTTCTTCGTTGTTCATCTATCAAATTTTCAGTTTTAATTAAATCGTTTAAATATTCCTTAAGCATTATAAGCATTTTATATTGTTGTTGTTTTTCATTAAGAATATAATTATAATATTTCAAATAGTCTTTAGTAACGCCATTTAAAAAATGATTAATTTGTTGTTTTTTATCTAAATCTTTTTTTTTTTTAAGTAACAACTTCTTTTTATTGTTGATTTCAGTTTCAATTTGTAATAAATATAAATCTCTTTCACCCAATGTTAAAATCATTCTTATTTTAATAAGTTATTAAATTTTAAATTTTAAATATATAAAAAATAAATTTAAAATCTATGGTATATATAATTTAGGATGTCAAAGAACAATTTAGAACCATTATTAACTCCAGACGAGAATAGATTTGTAATGTTTCCAATTAAATATGAAGATATATGGAATATGTATCAAAAACAAGTAGATTGTTTTTGGAGACCAGAAGAAATAGATTTATCTAAAGATTTGTCGCATTGGGATGCTCTTGATAAAGACGAACAATATTTTATTTCTATGATTTTGGCATTTTTTGCTGCGTCTGATGGAATTGTTTTGGAAAATTTGGCTCAAAGATTTATGAGCGATGTCCAAGTATCAGAGGCGAGAGCATTTTATGGGTTTCAAATAGCAATGGAAAATATTCATAGTAATACATATAGCAATTTAATTGAAACCTATATAAAAGATAAGGAAGAAAAAAGTAAATTATTTAATGCTATATCAAATTATCCTTGTATAAAAAAGAAATCTGATTGGGCGCAAAAATGGATACATGATAATAGGTCAAGTTTTGCGACACGTTTGGTAGCATTTGCTTGTGTAGAAGGTATCTTTTTTTCTGGTGCGTTTTGTAGTATATTTTGGTTGAAAAAGCGTGGATTAATGCCAGGACTAACATTTAGTAATGAACTTATTTCACGAGATGAAGCACTTCATTGTGAATTTGCGATATTATTATATTCAAAATTAATTAAAAAAATGGATAAAAATCGGATTCATGACATTATTAAGGAAGCAGTTGAAATAGAAATAGAATTTATTTGTGAAGCATTGCCGTGTAGATTAATTGGGATGAATAGTCAATTGATGACGCAATATATAAAATTTGTTGCCGATCGTTTATCTGTTCAATTGGGATACAAAAAGATTTATAATGTGACAAATCCTTTTGACTTTATGGAGTTAATTAGTCTTGAGAATAAGTGCAACTTCTTCGAGCGTCAAAATGACGCTTATGCTCTTGCCGATAAAACACAAAGCAATGAGGATTTCGCATTTACAGATGATTTTTAATAATTAAAACATTGAAATGTTATAAGATATTATAAGACATTATAAGACACTTAAAGATAAAATATATAACTAAAATATGCCAAAAGTTGAAATAGATTATACTCAAACAATTATTTACAAGATATGTTGTAAAGATACTTTAATAACTGATATATATGTTGGTCACACTACTAATTTTACAAAAAGAAAAAATGGTCATAAAACTTCTTGTTCTAATGAAAATGATAAAAAATACAAACAATATGTCTATGAATTTATTCGTCAAAACGGGGGGTGGGAAAACTGGACAATGTTACAAATTGAAAATATTAAATGTAAAGATAAACGCGAAGCTGAAGCAAAAGAACATTATTGGATAGAATATTTGAATTCTAGATTAAATTCTAATAAACCTTATGCAAAATGTAAAGAAGAACCAAAATTATATAAACACGATTGGTATGAGGATAATAAAGATTATATTCTAGAAAAAGCAAAAAATAATTACGAAGAGAATAAAGAACAAAAAATAAAATACCAAACACAATACGCCCAAGAAAATAAAGAAAAAATATCAGAGTATCATAAAGAGTACCAAGAATTAAATAAGGAAAAACTGAAACAACAAAAAAAAATATACAGAGAAGAACACAAAGAAGAAGCGCGTATTGCACAAAAAGAGTGGAGAGAAAAAAATAAAGAAATATTAAAGGAAAAGGCAAAAGAAAAACAAGGTGAAACAGTGAATTGTGAATGTGGTGGTCAATACAATTTTGTAAATAAAGATAGACATTTCAAAACAAAAGTTCATTTACAATTTACAGAACAAATATCAGACTACCAGAAAGAATTAATAGAACAACAAAAAAAAGAACAAAAAGAAAAAAATATAGAAGCCACAAGACTTAAACAATGTGAAATAGTAAATTGTGAGTGTGGTCGCCAATACACATTTGGAAATAGGTCTAGACATTTCCAAACAAAAGTTCATTTACAATATAAAGAACAGAATCTAGAAAGCATTTAAATAATAATATAATATATTATATCTTCCAATATGAAAAACTTATTTTTTTAAATAAAATTTTAATTTAAAATATTCAAAAACTTTTTAAATTAAAAATAATTTTATTCACTTGTCACATTAATTAATTCCAATGCATTTATCAATTCACTTTTATTCATTTTACTGTATTTACAAATGCCACATTCTTTACATTTTTGTCTAAGTTCAAGAACTTTTAAATTATTTAAATTTGATGTTGTTTGTGCACATTTTTTTTCGGGTTGTTCTACTACTTGAATTGAGGTTGTTTGAATTTGATGAATATTTTCAACAATTTGAATAGGAACATATGTAAATTGTGAATTAAATTTCAATACATTTGTGTTATATAATTGTTTGATAGAACTATGCAAATTAATTACATCATAATTTGAATTGTGTGCATTTTCAATGTTTTTATTGAAAACAAATTTATAAAGTTCAGATAGAGATGGGTATTTAATTTTATTATATTTATTTGTTGCCTTGACAATTGATTTTGTTAAATTCATTGTACATAAAACTTTCTTTGAATTAATTTCTTCAATGATTGAATTTAGTGATAGTCTATGTAATTCACTTTTAATAATGGAAATATCAAAATTAGCATTATGTGCGATAATATGAGATACTTGTTTTAATTTATTTGACAAAATTAAGGCAACATCGGAGAAAGATATTCCTCTTTCTGAAGAAATTACATTTGTGATTCCATGAAAATGTGAATTTCCAATATTAAATTGATCCGTTTTAATTATAAAATCCAACATTTCAACTTGTTCTAAATTTTCATTACACAACATCATGCTAATTTGAACCATACGAGCACTTTCATAATTATTTAATTGATTATATGGTGGATTTTCTCCAAATGGTAATGAACCACAATTGGGCAAGCCAATAGTTTCAACATCAATAATTAAAGCCATTTTATAAAATATA